ACTAAAAGAAATAACATTCGCGAACAACTTGCGGTATACAGCGATGAAAAATTATCTATTAATGGGGCCATGAGTAGCCTAAGGTCTGGCTTATCTAACAATGTAATACAGTATACTGACACATTAGGTAATGTGTTAACAACAACATCTTCATCAACCCGTAGGGCCTTAGAAAAACAACTAGATCAGGCAGTAGATAGACAAACCGAAATTAACATTAGAGTAGATAACTTAAATGAACAACTATTTAATTATGAAACTGAAATAGTTGAGGTAACAAGTAACAATAATATAGCAGGTGAATTAGGTCCCCTTAAATATCTATCAGGACTAACAGGGTTACCTATGGATAGGATAATAAATTACTTACTCCTTACAATTATATTTGTATTTGACCCTCTTGCTATTGCACTTGTAATTGCTGCTAATTTTGCTTTTGAACAATTAAAAAAGAAAACTATAGAAAATGTTTATGGTGAGACAGTTCCTAGAAAAAAAGTATTTGAAGTTATAGATGCTGAACCAGAAGTTAAAATAGTAGAGGTTCCTGTTGAAGTAGAAAAAGAAGTAATATTAGAAAAATATATAAAACTCCCAGGTGAATTAAGAGGACCCTTAAATGAGGCTGTAAAACATGCTAGAAGACAAGGAGCTAATATTTCTATCGATTTTTCTAAGTTTTTTAACTAGTTAATATATGTATATGCGCATTTAAACATATACAAAAATGGCACTTAAGCTAACATCAGTAAAATTAGAAGAAAAATTATTTGAAGACTTTAAAGTAGCTTCAATCAGAAAAAAATTCAATCTTCAAAAATTAGTAAATAGAAGTATACATCTCTATCTAACTAACGAGGAATTTCAAAAATCCCTTCATACACATAATGACCTAACCATTAGTGGTAGTGGTTTATAAATTGTAAAAATAAGTTTTAATTCATGAAAAAAGGTTACATACCAAAAGACCAAAGGAAAAAAATCCTATTCCTTTGTGACGATATTAGATTACATAGTGGCATAGGAACTATGGCAAAAGAAATAGTCATAAACACTGCACATTATTTTAATTGGGTTAATTTAGGAGCAGCAATTAAACACCCCGAACAAGGAAAAACATATGACTTAAGTCCGGGTGTAAACGAACTAATAGGAATTACAGATTCTAGTATTAAAGTTATTCCATGGGATGGGTATGGGGACGATAAAATTCTTCGCCAAATAATAGACCAAGAAAAACCTGATGCTATCCTTCACTTTACTGATCCTAGATATTGGACTTGGCTATATCGAATGGAAAAAGAAATCCGTACAAAAATTCCAATGATTTTTTATACTATTTGGGATGATTTACCTTACCCAATGTATAACCGTGATTTTTATCGCTCAGATGATATGCTTCTTTGTATCTCAAAACAAACTAAAAATTTAGTCGAAAATGTACTTAAAGATTTTCCAAAAGAAGATTGGCAAACTCAATATGTCCCCCACGGTATAGACGAGAAAAAATTCTTCCCTATAGCAAACGACTTAGAATTTGAAGTTTTTAAAGACAAATTCCTAGAAGATAAAGAATATGATTTTATTGCTTTCTGGAATAATAGAAACATCCGACGTAAAAATCCAGGTGATGTAGTTACTGCTTGGAAAATATTTACAGATCAACTCCCAAAAGAAAAGGCAGAACGCTGTTTATTAATCCTACATACTGATAAAGTAGATGGGAATGGAACTGATATTCCAGCCGTAATTGAAACTATATGTGATCCTAAAGTAAACAAAATTAAATTTACTAATGGTAAATGTGATGAAAAATACCTTAATTATTATTATAACTTAGCTGACGCACAATTTATGATGACTGATAATGAAGGTTGGGGATTATCACTTACTGAAGCCTTATTAACTGGAACTCCATTCATTGCTAATGTTACAGGTGGTATGCAAGACCAAATGAGATTTGAAGATAAAGAGGGAAATTGGGTAGAATTAACAG